CGTTAGGGAGCGTTATATATTTTAAACTGCAAAACTCATTTAAGTGATTCTAAGAATCACTAAGGTGGGAGAACTCCGTTCTCCTTTCCTCGAACACCTAAGCGCGCTACCCTTTTCTTACATATTTTACGGGTGCATTGGCTCTAGTGCCGGCCTTGGCTTTCGCGAGGTCTTGGTTCGGTCTTTCGCTCTTCTTCTTTCTAGGTCGAAACCTTTTCTTCGAAGAAGCGGGCTGCGCTGCGTCTAGGACGACAGGCACGGGTGTTTCCTGCATTGGGGTGGGTTCTTCGTCAAGTACGGGTGGGAGCTGATCGATGACTTCTCCATTGACCATAGTTATGTTCGGGGCTCCTTCCAACATTTTGAGGGGCTTAGCCTCAATTGCCGGTTGGAATCCTGGACATTGCATAAGATCGGAAAGTGTTGAGCATCCATTCACCCAGTCATTAAACTGGCCATATGAAAACTCAGGAAGAGCATCGCGTGCGATGTCCTCCATCCAATCTCCTGGTTCATTTGGATATTGTTGGTCAACGTCCTGCTCAACCATCCACTTCCGCGAATAATTCTGGAACTTGAATTTACGCGGTTTATGACGCAAGACAGCTTTCACATAATTGCCTACCAAAGGAGTGTTTCCATCAGACAAAGACAAGGCATAAGCCTTGTCTATCAATTTGTCCTCAGCAGAAATCGACTCTGGCAGGTGTACAGTAGTGTGAAATTTGCTCATCGTGCGGGGCAGATCGCACATTGAGCTGTTATTACCATGCCAAACTTCGGGCCCGTAAAGTCTGGCTAGGAACTTAACACCTGTCTCTCCGCGAGGTGTTACCTCGCACGTCAAGACTTGTCCCACTGCTTTTGCCGCTGCAGTGTATACCTTCTCACTGATATCAGCCGACAATCCATCATCACCACCATAGATTCCTAGCTTGCCCCAAGCCTCTTTGGTTCCAAGAAACTTATTCGTAGTCTTGTCGCGAGTCATGCGTAAAGCACAATAAGCAACAAAGGCATTGACGATGGTGTTGAAGGCAGAGGTTTCAGGACTTCCAGATAGACGTCCATCCCCACTCATATACTCAACACCGTTCTTGGTGTAACCCTTAAGGTTAACTTGGGAACGCATCAAACTGTGGAGCTGCTCATGATACTCAACATGAAACAATTTCATCATAATTAGATGCTCAAGGTGCCTTGGTACGGGACCAATTCTACCGTCCATACGGCTAAAATCAGTTCCTATCAACTCCTTAGCCTTGCTGGCTATCTCAGCGACACGATTCGCCTGAGCTAGGGGAGTTTTTCCAAATGCATACCACTCGAACTTCTTGATGTAATCATTGAGAGCGTACACGAAAGTGCTGTAGTCACGCTTGTCAACGCCATTAATGGTGCTGATATTACGCATGTCTGTGCAATTCTGCGAACACTCTCTTTTCATGAAAGAGCTAACAACTCTGTTGGGAGCGAAAACAAATTCACTCTGTTCCAAATTCTGCGTTGCTGGGGGCGGTTCTGACGAAGATAAACTTCAGGCACATCCACAGGATGCAAAGACTGCTCAAACCCAGTCGCAAACTGATCAACAAATTCCATCATGAACTTGAGGATCATAGGCGTTAAAGGGGTGCTGTCTTTAACCTTATTCACGCGAGACTCAATACTTCGAACATCATTCAACCTGGTGATGTCTGGGGCAAATGCTCCATCCAGTATGGGTTCCATGAAAGGTTGCATGGAGTGCTTGGCGTCGGGGTTGTAGTCGTCAATCTTGAAAACTGCTTGATAATGATTGACATGCTTGTTGCACAGTGAAACGTTAACCAGAGGTTTACGCTCAGTTGCCCACATATGATAAGCCCACAAAATCACTGGCCAGTTTTGGGACCCCTGGTCCTCAACATAGCCCTTAACTTGCGAGACAGTCATGGGACTTTTCTGCGCACTAGCAATCTTACTCACAGTATCGTCCACTTGCACTTTAACCGAACAGCTGGCAAACTTTCCACACTCACCAGTGTGGACTTGCAAACCCTCAGGGCTGTTGGTCATCATACGCGTGTACGGACCGTGGACTACTTCCAACCGTTTCAACTCTCTTCCTAGTAAAACTTTATCAGCAACCCAAGCCGCCTCACCCCGATACTTAGCCATAGGAGCCAGTAGGATGATTTGGTGGTCTGCGTCAACTTGCAATCTTTCGAGAGAGAAACATGATACCTCGGCCAGTATGCCATAAATATACTTCTTCACCTTGAGACTGTCACCGTCATAATTCCAGACTTGATGCTTGTAAGTTGCACCGCCTGAAACGATGTAAGTCACTTCATTATCACCGTCGAAAGTATATTTATACTCTCCATCAGCCTTAGCAACACTAGCGGGCTGGAAGGTGTATATGAAGATGGGTCGGAAGTTATTCGCAAGGAACATGGGCATATCAACATATTCGTCGACGTCAACCATGGCAACACAATCTCTATACTTGGGCTTGTACTCCACGAAAGGAACCGTGGCGTCTTTAACCCAATGGAGGTTTCTGCTGATCTGGCGATTATTACGCAGATCACTAGCAGATCCTTGATAGTAGATCACATTCAATCCAAGCTTAGCACAACACTGGTCGATAAAAAGCGAGGCTGAGCTGCGGAGCGCAGCAGACACACCATGGGTGTGTCCGGCACTCGGCTTAATCTCACTAAACACCGTGTCAGTAAAGACCGTTCGAACTCTCATCGGGGAAACGAAAGGTTCGAATTTTTGTTCACTCAAGAAACGGGACCACTGCGTAGGCAGCCCCCTGTCACGTAACGAGCAGGGAAGAAGATCAGCT